TGTTATTGTTCCTTTATCTATACCGTCGTTTGTTACTCCTTTTGTGTACAATATTGATGTACTACCGTCTGATGCTTTACCCGACGACACCGGCTCTGTCATTATCCACAACGGATGTCCGACTGCGTCAATTTTAAATTTATATGTGTTACCTCTGTATAAAGTTATTGCAGGATTATCTTTGGCTTCATGAGTTGAAAATCTATACACTCCAACTTTTGGAACAGTTACCGCAATCTCTGTTGTTGAACCTGTCGCAATTTTATCAACTAATATTGCTGTTGGACCATTTGGCAACCAATAGTATTCTCTAAAGTTAACAAGTTTATCTGTGTCAACATACGGATTCCAAGAATATGTTTTCTCTTTTGTTAATCTGTCATGATTGTCCACTGGAGCATTAAAATAACCTAATTGATTTAAAAAATCATCATAAGTTGCTGTAAATTTAATTTTTTCATCAATAGTAGTTGATGTTGTGTCAACATCTGCAACAGTTACAGTTGGTTCTAACTGATACTGTGTTCTGCTTTTAGTTGTTGCACCTAAGTAATTGTCTGTTATATTCCTAGTATAAGAATCTAATCTTCCAATATAACCATCTAGTCGTTCAAGTTTTCCTTTTTGTATTGCAGGATCTAGTGTGCTACTTAAAAATTTTTCGTTTGCGTCTGTTCTGTAGTAATGAGGAAGATGTGCAACGGTTCTTCTATATTCACGACCGTTTTTGTCTGTGACTACTTCGTATCTTTTTGTGCTGTCAATTGCGTTGTCTGCCATCTTTAGTATCCAGCACCACTAACTGTTCCTGTTGAAGTGGATCCTGATACTGCTGATGTAGACCTTGTAGTCGTTGTTGTTGAAGTGGTCGATGTTACAACTGTTCCTGATGCTTGGAGTTGGTTTGCTCCTATGGCATCAATTATTGATACATCATCAACGGTGGCCCCACTAATGAATATTTCGTTTGATGTTCCTGATATTTGAAATAATGATCCAAACACTTGTCCTGTTTGATTTGGTACTATTACAACTGTTAATAAATGCGGTGCTAGTCTATTGTGAACGTGTGCCGCAAGTTCTGTAAAGTAAAAAGAATCTCCAAAATCAAAATTATTCAATGCAAAAAATTGATCTATTGTATCAACAACCATTGTTTTTATAATTGCATTTGAGATATTTGATTCAGGATTTTTTACAACTTTAAATGTTGCTTGAAATTCTTCTTCTGATTTTGTTCCAAATAATATTTTGTAAGATACAGGATGATAAATTATTTGATCTGATAATCCTTTTACTGGATTTAATTTGTTTGAATAACTTATTCTTAATTGATCCGATGTACTCGGTGCTGGTTTTGTGCCACCTTGTTTAAGCCATTTTCTAAATAATGTATCATAAGATCTTTCTAATAGATATATGTCAACTATGTTTGATACCGAAGGATCTATTCTTGTATTGTTTCCAGCAAAATGCTGATACTGGAAGTACAATGACGATCTTCCTTTTCGTGCATAATAATCTGTTGTTGTAACTAAAGAATTTGTTGTAGAACTATACTTTTTAATTACGTTTTCTGCTGTGTCGTAAAAATAAAATAACTGTCCGTCTGTATATGATCCAGGTAATGTAATACTAGATTCGTTCTGCGTTACGATAAAATTAGTTGCACCATACGGTCTCCATCTTTCAATGTTGTTATCTGTTGATATGAATTTTTCATAGAACACCCATTTAGTTGCTTCGCTTAATGTAGGCTCAATCATTATTTCAAATAATTCAGGATTATCAACAACACCGTCATCGTCTGAATCAAAGAAACCAACTTTTACTTTTCTGTTATCTTGATACCCATCTGCTTCTGATATAGTGTCAACTACTTGCCAAACATTTGGATAACCTACTGCGTTTCCTGTACTAACAAGTGTATTGTTTTTTAATAGTTTAATTGTATCTTTTTTGGTTTGTCCTGATGTATAATCGTAAATTTTTTCTTGTGGATCAAAATGAAATTTGTTTTGTCCTGCTGATTCAAATATGTAATCTAATTTTCTGTATGATACTGTGTATGTTGATCCGTCATTAGTAAAATTAAACCACCAACTTTGATCTAAATTTGTTCCTGATTCATCTCCCGCAAACCCTAAACTAAACGTATTGTTTGAACTAACATCTGTTGTTTTAATAACTTTCCATGTACCTGTTGTTTCGTCATACCTTAATGCAAAATTTTCATATGCTGTAATTCTATTTTGTAGATCTGCTTTTAATGTTGTACCTAATGCTGTTGCTAGTTGTGGAATAACTGCTTTTACGACTGCATTGTCTGGAATAACATCTGCTAATGTTATTGGTCCTAATCCCGACTCTAAATTTCCAACACCACCGTTTGCTCCATCTCCAACAACTGAGGCTATTTTTGCCCAATGTCTATCTTGTGCTTCGTCTGTTGCTGAATCAACTAATTTTCCATTTTTAAATTTTCTCGTATCCGGTGAAGTAAATTTAACCAACGCACCTGGTTTTATGTATTTTAAATTTGATGTTGCATATTGACCTACTACTAAAGGACCAGCCGAATAAATGTATCCAGTGTTTGTGTTCGTACTTGTTGTTGTACTGTTCCAAGACGTTGTTAACAATGAGAGATCTTTTGCTCCATACTTGTTATAATAAAACTGTCTTGAGTATGGTAATTTTATTTTTGTTTCTATTTTTGTGTTAAGTGTGTTAAGAATATCATTCTTGTTATTAAATGTAAAAGTAAATGAAGGTAATGTTTCTTCTTTATAAAGAACACCGTCATCGGCAATTACATTAACATTTGAATATGATCCTGTTGGGTCAACAATTTCTTTTGCTCTTGATATACCCGACGCCGTTCTGTTAACAGATCTAATTTTAATAATTTCTTGTGATGCTTTTAATGGTACAACATTGTAATCTTCTGCTGTAATCATTCTATCTTGTGAATAATAAACCTGTGGTGCTTTTTCTCTAATTGATGCACTTGATTCTGATTGTGCAGAATTATAAAGTGTTTGTTGCAAACTTGCTCCAACAGTTAATGTTTGATTTGCGCCATTCTTATCTAAGTATGGAATATTAAATTGTATACTTTGCATATCTGCAGGTTGAATTGTGTATCTTTCATTAGCACTTGTTCTGTAGTATGCTCTGAATCTTCCCATAGGAATATCTGCAAAGTTGCCATCGCCAAATACTAGATCAACACTATCATTTGCTCTGGTAACTGTGTTGTAAATATTTCTCACACTTGATTCAACTGAATTATAAATTGCGTTGTTACCTGCAAGTGCTGGAACGTTTTTCCATAAAGAATAAGGTTGGCCAAAATCATCTAATTGCCATAACCAGACGTCTGAATCATTAATATTATTAGCACCTAACGGTTGTACTAAATTTGTTGTTGAATCTGTTATTGTAAAATCTTCTGCTTGTAATGTTCCTTCTTTGAACAAAGCAAAAAATCCTGTGTTGTTTGACGAATCACCTGCGCCGTCAGTCCTATATACGTATGAGAACGAACCACCCGGTAGAGGTAATCTTTCATAAATGTAATCTTGTTTAAGTATTGTTGATGGAACAATTTCAAATTTTCTTGTTATACCGCTCACCGGTCTTGAAAAAGTATACATTGGTACATCTGTATTGCTAGATCTTGTTGCGTAAATTTCTGTAGATATGTTTCCGATCTTACCTGACTCTAATGGTTTTCCAAAAGTCTGTCCTGTTTGATTTAATCCTTCAAGAATATTAATAAAGTGTTCTCTGTAATTTGGATTTGCCGCATCATTCCAACGTATTGTTAATCCTGCTAGACTTTGTCCTGCACTATCTTTTATTTCTTCTGTGGTTGATACTGATGTAAATTTTAACATTCCAACTGCCGGTTTATTTCTAGCGGCATTGTAGTTGATAAGTCTTGCTAATCTTAAAACTGAATCTCTTCTTGATGCTGTTTCTAGGAAATTTTCTCTTGCATTTAAATCAACTCTGAACGATAATGATTGTGCCACATAAGCAATTAGATCTAATAGTGCAACATACTCAGAACTTTCAACAAAGTCGTTAAAATCATCTGGATAATTTTCTTGCAGATATGCAACCATAGTTCTACGCATGGTTTCAAAATCATAAGATTTGAAATCCGCTGATTGGAAAGCAGTATAGATCTTTCTCCAATCCTCTGCTACTAATAATCTGTTTTGTCTTTTTGTGGCCATAATACTTTATAAACGATATTTATAGTATTAATTATGTGCGTATATTAAGATAGGCGTAAAGATGTATCTCTGTCGAATTTGAATACCAACTTTTCAGTGATATTGTACGGAACATATGTCAAAGACGCCTGAATTGCAATACCGTGCTCATATTCTTCTACTATAATTTCATTAGTTGCTAGACGCTGATCTGCATTTAATTGCTCAGTTACGTCATCAATAATTAATTGTCTTGTTGCTTCTGTTAATGGCTCAAATAAGGCATCGTATATAATAGTACCAAAAGCAGGATTTTCTACTCGTTCACCTTTTCTCACAGACAATCTGTTCATTAAATCTTGTTTGATTAACTCAAAATCATACAATTTAAAGTTGGAATTATCTGCACGTGAACTAAACCCTTTGTATGCATTTCCTCTTTTAGGTATGTTGTTTTTCTCGTCAGCCATTATTCATTGTCCTTTTTATTTTTTCTTCTGCCAACCCCAACCTTCGCCGGATTGTGCTTTTTTTAATGCTTCGTCTTGTGCTTTTTTAAAGTTTTCTTTACCACCCCATTCAGCATACATATCGTCACTATATAACTTATCAATATCATAAGATCCACTACTTGAACCAGTACTACTAGTATCAATATTTGAAAACATATCTGTATCAAACCCAAATATTTTTCCTATGTTTTTACTCACTGATGCTAAATTTTTGCCCAGTTTGTCTTTTATTGTATTAGTTTCAGTAACTGCAACCACTTTATTTCCTACTATATGTTTGTGTACACTCTTTATCTTATTTACATCAACTGAGATTGACTCTTTTGTGATCGGGCCTTCTAGATGTGGTGAAACTATGGTTTCTGAATTTTTAACTATGGAATCTCCTAACACATTGGCAATACTTTTTGCACCTTCTGTTAATTTAGATAAATCTCCATCTAACGGAAGATTTTTAGTTTTGATTAGTTTTGATAGATCACCTTTTACGTTCAACAATCCATCTGTGTTTACAAAAACTTTATCTTTGAACATATTTGTTGCATCACCTGAAACCAACGAATCTACAGATTCTTTAAACATAGACGAAATTTCATTTGCCGACGATTTTATTTTATTAATATCAAACGGACCAACTGGTTTAATATCTTTTCCAAAATTATTCCATGGACCTGGAGCCTCTGGTTTTGCGTTTGCTAGATCAAATACTTTGGCATAATCTTTTGCAAATGATTCTGCAACTGATTGAATTTTTTCTATATCAATTGATTTTTCTAAATTCAAAGATTTAATCTTTTCTTCCAAATCTGCTTTTACTTGATCTGCTTTGATAACTTCATTTGAACTTGTTCTGTTTGATTGTGCAATACTTTCTGCATTATCAGGATTTTTAGATTTTGCTACAACATCATTGTCTGTTGCTGACGCACCTGCAAATGTATTCATGCCTCTTGTTAATCCATAATGATATTCAAATGGCTCGTGTGTTGGTACTCTCATACCGTCCATAGACTCGTTGATGCCATCTTCCCATTTTAAAGGTTTTGGTTTAATTTTATTAGCAGAATTAACATCACCAATCGGTGTAACCAACGTATTTGTTCCTGCTGGATCTTCAGATAATAAATCTGTTCTTACTAAATTTTTAACAACTTCTGCGTTCGGTGTAATTGTGTTATGGTGAACCTGTGTACCTGCAAGGTGAACCTGTCCTCCGGAATGATGTTCTTGACCTGTACCTGCGTAAGATAATATTGCGCCTGCTGGTGCTTTAGTTGATAGCGACCCTCCAACTGCGTGTAATTTTATATCATTATCTGCAATTTGCTGAATGTCTCTTCCGTCAACAACAATTTTATCTTTTGCTTTCATTTTAATTTGTCCTTTGGCAAACATATTAATATTTGCATCACTATGAAAGTTTATGTTGTTTGTTGAACGTACATTTAATCCACCACCTGCGTATATGTCAATTGCTCCGTTGGCCGCTAATTGTACCCAAGATTCTCCTGTAGCAGATCCAATATAAATTACTCCTTCTGTGTCATGTAATAGTATTTGATGACCTGTTGAAGTTCTTAATCTAATATGTTGATTGTCTTGTTGGTAATCACCATCGTCCATAACAAATGTATGTCCGGGTAATCTGTTTACTTCTTGGTCTTGTGGATTATCTATTGCACCTAACTTGTATTTTTTTGCTGATGGAGATCTGTCTAACGGTCCTGGTGTACTAATACCAAACACTGTACTAGGAGATTCTCTTCTTGCTGATGACGTTGTTGTTCCTCTAACATCATCTTGTATCAGTCCTTGCTTTCTTAATGTTTCTGCAATCGGGTGTATGGGTTTTGAAATCTTATCGTAATTTCCGCCATTAACATTCCATGCTCTTTTGTTTACTTCTCCTGCAGGCACAGAACTTGTACCATACACAGTTTCTTTTGATAATCCTGCTGAATGATGACCTTTTACATCTTTTGTTTTAGTTTGTTCAGATGCCGCGATGCCAGGAACCATGTGATTTGCATATGCATCTTGAATACATCCTATCCAAAATGCTTGATCAATTTTTCCTTCTGCAAAAATTACAAGTACTCTAGTATCTATGTCTGGCGGAGTTGCCCACATACCATAAGAGTGTTGTGTGTTTGCATAATCGTAAGGATCAGATTTGTTAGTTGCGTTCAAACTTTTTACACCATAGAACGGTGTTAGATATTGACAAGTTACTAGATCAGATTGTGCAGGTTCAGTTGTTTTTGATAGAGCAGGAATAACAACTTTAATCCTACC